GGATCGGTCCTGGTTTCGAGCTCTACCCCTTTCAGAAAATCGACCTTCGGCTTGATGCGGTTGCGGGTAATAACCGGCTGCTTGCGCTTTCTAACAAAAGCAGCCTCCTGGGAGGTCCATTGCTTATGGTCGTAATAGTCCCGGCACTTCTCGGCCGTATTGCGGGAATCCAGCGACAACTCTTCTGCCTCATCGAAATAGGCAATCGCCTGTGTGAGCGTTATTGCATTTTCAGGCATTGGTATCGGTCTCCTTTTCGAGCCTACGCTGTCTTCCAATCGTCCTCGAAGTCATCACCATCGTCGCCGTAATCCTTGTGATCCTCTTTCGGTTCCTCCGGCACACTGGCCCCAACAATGTCATCCAGCGCCCGGCCGATAAGGCTGCAAACATCAACACCGTCATCTTCAGCGCCTGCCGGGAACCTTGTGAGCTGGCGCAACAACCGCGGAGCCCACTCCGCATGGACCGGCAGAAAAACCTTGCGCATCGCCCAGCGTGATTGAAACGCCCTCGCCCTTGTCGGCTTGTCGGTAATCGACGGGAGCCACTGAAAATCGCAGTAGATTTTCCGCTCCCGGCTGCGTTTCAAAAGGAACGGTTCAACGCTGCGCCTGATAACTCCCGACTCTCCGTACCAGGACAGCGGCTTGTGCCGCTTGATGAGGTCCAACTCCTCTTCAATCCAGACATCGGATTGCGTCTGGCCGAACCACCAGTCCAGGATATAGAGGTCATCGTTCGGGTCGACACCGAACACCCCGTGCTCCGTGTTGTCCCCGCCGTCCGCCGTAACCGCGAAGTCCGAGGCCCCGTAAATCCGCAGGTGCTTCGGTCTCTCCTCGTACCACTGGCAATCATCCGCCAGGAAGTAGCTGCCGCTGTCGGCTGCCGGTATCTGTTGATAAAGAGCGTTCCAGGTTCTCGGAACCCGTTTGAACTGTGCGAAATGCTGTTCGCTGAACCATCCCGGCCATAGATATTCCCCTATCTGGCGGCCCACTGGGTCATCACTGCGCTCGCATTGCGCCTGGATGCAGATAACCCGCCACGTCTCTCCGTCGCGGCAAACGATATCCCCTGATTCCCCCATCCAGTCGCTCGGAAGTATCCGACCCGCCAGATCGTCTTCGTGCCAGCGGGTAGTGATAATCACCTGCCATCCGCCTGGTATCAGTCGAGTAAGCAAATCGTCCTGATACGCATTGAACGTGCGGTCCCGTATTATCTTCGAATCCGCATCCTGTCTTCCCTTGAACGGGTCATCGACAATCAGGCCCTGACAGCGGGATCCGGTAATCGCTCCCAGCACGCCGCAGGACATATACTCGCTGCCGTTGGTCAGCGCCCATTCGTCGGCCGCGCTCGTCTCTGAGCACAACCCGCAATCGAAAATCGGACGGTACTGCTGAGAACGGATAATCTGCCTGGCCCGTCGTCCCATGCGCTTGGCCAGGTCCGAGCCGTATGACGCCAGGATTATCTTCGTCCCCTCGAACTTCCCGAGAAAGTAGGACGGGAACACCACCGACGTGTACGAACTCTTGGCCGAGCCGGGCGGGAGCATCATCATCAACCGCTTCAGACGACCCTCCGCCACTTCATTCAGCGCCTCCATCATAATCTTGTGATGGAGGGCAACCGCCGTTTCCACGGGCTTGAACAACCATTCATCAGGGTCATCAGACACCGGAGCCCCTGGAATCTCAATCGCCTGGGAAAAATCAACCAGGTGGTTCCGTGCCCGCCGCCGGCGCAGCAACTCACGGGCGGCCTCTTGCTGGGTAATCATCATCCCCCTACCGCTATCTTCGCCAGCATCTCGTCGGTCAGGTCGTACTTGTGCTCATGCTCCAGAGGCCCGCCATCCTTGCCGGTCAGCTCCACCTTATCTTTGTGCATCCCCTGGATGCGCGCCAACTCCTTGGCTGAGGAATCTCTGGTCGGTACCTTCAGCAGGGTCCGGACCCCGTCCTTTGAATTCACCTGCTCGAACTCAAGGATTGCCCGGGCCTCCTCATCCAGGTCGTCATACGATTTTGCATCCCGCACCTTCTGGAGCAGCGATATCCGGTCCGTCGTCATGACCGCCCGGTGGTACCCCATCACCAGCGCCCTTGCCTCCCGGCCTATCTCCTCCTGAATCTCGGCAATCCGGGCTTGAATTTCAGGTTTTTTCAGGAGTTTTGCAGATTCAGTCCCGGCAGTACTATAGGTAGACTTCGGCTTCACTGCCTGATAGGCACGAACGGCAACCCCCAGTTCGACATACTTCCAACAGAACCGCTCTTCCCATGGCTTGAGCTTGATAGAGTCGTACCCCAGGTCTCCCGCCATGCCCGGCAGAACCGTCTGACCAGGTACGCTTGTCTGTCCATCCACTCCAGCCACTTTCAAACTCCCCTGAAACATAAAAACCCGCACCTTGACTGTAATGCAGCCACATGGTGCGGGTTCAGAAGTTCCCTTTCGGGTTAAAGAACTAACCGCCTTATCGTATCTTTTCGGAAATTGTCAGGGCGGTAATACCACCCTGATTGCAGTCAATAACAACCGCGCCGGTAAAATCAGGGTTAATCAGCCCCATAGTTTTCAAGACCTCGGTCACCTTTGCCTTCCACGCAGGGTCCAATTTACTCAATTGTGAGACGCTTCTTGTTTCCATACCAAAACCCATACCTCAACGACTCTCAATGTTCAACATATTTTTGAACATCTTTCTTACATCAAAGCTCCACGATACATCCGTGATCTCAACAACTCCTGATTCACCTCTGGAACTTCAATCGCCTTTCCATGCGAGACAGCCTGAGGCACGGGCCTCCACTTCAACGGCTTCGCTTTCTGCTTGCACTTCCTGGACAACTCATCCCGTTCGGCACGGCTTCTCACGCCCTTTTGCAGCCCGCAACAGGTCTTATCGCAATACTGGCGCTTTCCGAATTTGTAAGCCGTTTCTCCCGGCTTCATAACCAGCGGTTTCCTGCAACCGATGTATCCGCACAGCCTGACCTCATCCATGGCCCACCCTCCCGGCACGCTGAGACTTTCCGAATTTCCTCTCCAACCGGCAAAAAAGCTCATCAACCTGACGCATTCTCACGTCTGGCGGAGTGTTATCGGGTCTGCACTCCGGTTGCGGCAGTGCAGGCGGAGGCGGCAGTCGCACCTGCTCGGCGGCCTCTCGCAACTCCCCCGGCTTCGGGAAAAACGACTTGTGGCCGTAGTACCACTTTGCCCCGAGCTCCACCCGCTCGATACTGAGATCCTGCAACGCCTCGAACCAGTCCGCAAGTTCCTCCCGGGTCAACTCCCGGGGAACCTCCTCCCTGCTTGATCCACGCCCCTTGACCACCGGGTATTTCTTTGCCAGCCAGTACATCACCGTCGCAAACCGAGCCTTATCCGCATCCCGCATCAGTCACCCCCGCGAAATCCCTGCACGCCTGCCTGTTCGCCTCACGCACCCGTTCCGCCTCAGACACCCCTCCTCCTGGCGGTTCATGCCTGGGACTTGCCCGCTCATTCGGTTGCAACCTGCGGAACCAGCGGAGAACAAGCAGCAACGGGTCCGCCCCGATCGTCACACCGCGGTACTTCGCCACCAGTTCCTCCAGTTCCAAGCCGATATCCGCATCCGGAAATGTCTCCCGGAGGTAACCCCGCTTTTCCTCCACACAATCCCGCAGCACCCGCTCTGTGTGAGACATACTCACTTCCTGCCCGCCCGCTTCGTCCACCGAAGGCTTCCCTGCCGGTACTGACTGACTGGGATTATTAGCAGGCTTATGTTCTTCTCTTCTCTGTTCTTCTCTTCTCTTCTCTTCTCTGTCGTGACTTTCCGTGACATCTTGTGACTCTGTGTGACAACCGGTTTCAAACCGCGACAATTGGGCTTTTAGTTCCTCAATCTCGGTCCGCATTTTTTCCCGTTCCCGCTGCTCTCGTTTCCGTTGCGTTGCAGTTGGATCCTCATTCTTGGGTTGCCGTTTCTCCCAATTTCTCAGACGTCCGGCAACAAGCACCTCCTTCTCTTCCAGTGCCCGGTAAACCCGTTCCACCACATCCGGTTCTATCTCCAGGCA